GACGAGCCCGAGTTTCCGCTCCGCGATGATTTCTCCGCCGTTTGTTTCGATTCGTATCGGAACCGTCAGCCCCCGGAGCTCGGCGACGCCGGCCCGGAGCCCGGCGAGGTCGGCCGACCGGATCCCGGCGGGTTTCCTTTGCAGGTCGGCTACCTGGCGTTCCAGGTCGGCGAGCCGCTTCGCACAATCAGAACACCGGCTCGACGTCCGAACCGGCGGCCGGCGACTGGTAGGCGGCGGCGGCGGCGGAGCCGATTTCACGGATCCCGGGACGAACCCGATCTCGGCGAGGAGAAACCGGCGAACATCGGGAGCCGGCGTCGCATACGTCCCCGACACGAGCCCCACACGGGAGCCCCACACCACGCCGGCGAGCTCGCCGCGAAACAACACGGCCCCGCCCGATTCGCCCTGTTTGGCGATTCCCGACGTCCTCATTCCATATTCCCGCGTGAATCCAGACACAACCGCCGAGCGTCGCTTGTAACGGCCACCCGGCCACCCCTCGACCGAAACCTCGTCTTTCGGCGACGGAGCCGTCGAGGCGACCGCGTAGGAGTTCCAGCGTTTCGACGACCGAACCGACAGTAACGCCAGATCCACGCCGTCGACGCCCTTTCCGTCGCGACTCCCGACGAGCTCCGCGTCGAAACTCCCCGCGTCGAACGTCTCAATTTTTATCGAATGAATTTGTCGAACCGTCACCGACACGCCGCCGAAATACTTTCCGCCAACGAATGCGTGTCGATTCGTCAAAAAATACTCGACACCGTCGCGGCGACCGATCGCGATAACGGAGCCTTGCCACTTCTCCCGCCCGACCTTACAGGTCAACGCCGTACAGCGTTGAACCGTAACGTCGACCGCTAGTCGATGAACGCCGGCGTCGGCGGCCGCCTGGGCGACGAGTAGCAAACAAACCGCAATTATCGTTTTCATTTCCCCGCCCCTCGAATGTAATTTTCGGTCGAGTGATCGACCAACCAGAGACGCCGCGAAATCGCTCGAATTCCATCGATCAGAAATCGAACCGGAAGAACATTAAATGAGCGACTTCCGTCGCCGTAATGATAAACCCGAATACCGACGTGTCGATAAATCCCAAACAGCCGCAGCAACACGGGCGACCGGGCGACCAGGTCGGAACGATAGACGTGTCGAAAAGTAACCCGCCCTAACCGTGAATGATAATTTGCCGCGAACTCGTCGCCACCGACAGCCGGGCAGCCGAAAACGTGAACGGCCGCAATTCGCATTTTTTCAAGTTTTAGTTTTTCGATCATCGCCGCAAAAATTATAGCCTCACTTCCGCCCTTGGAGTGACCGCCGATATACAGGAAACCGTCATCGCCCATCAGTTCGACAATCGCCGACATAACGTCAACCAAAATCCCTAAAACGCCATCAGAAAAACCGGCATGAACCGGCCCGTCGACGCCGTCGCGTTCGACGAGTTTTAACCTTGAAAACGTCACAAGATCGGCGAATGTCGTCGGTTCCATTCCGCGAAACGCGATAAACACGTCCTCGTCGAATTTCGCAATAAGACATTCCGTGTTATCGACCTCGACGAACCTGGCGTCGTCGGCCCCGATTTCCACGGCGGCCGCGATCGCCGTCGCCGCGTCCGCGTATGCGTGATCGGATAACACCGCCAACCGGCGAGCATCGCCAACGTGATAATTTCGAGTTTCGTTTTTCACGGACGCGATTTTCCAATTAACTGATCGAGCTTATTCTCAATACTTAGCAACTTGGTTTCGTTCCGTTTTTCGATCCTGTCGATTCTTTTCTCGACGGCCGTTATCGTTTGTTCCATTGCCGCCGCCTGTAACGCCAGCACAAACGCGAACAACGCCCCGACGACGACAGCCATCGATATAAATATCGGAACGAATTCACGCCATCGAATAAACGAGTCGCCCCACATTTTCGAGGTCGTTTCCGTCAATTTACCGAATCCCAAATCGAGGAAAGTTTTGCTTTATTTTCGTGAAACGCCGGCCCCATATAAGGTCGAGGAGCGATCCGTTTCGTGACCTGTTCTCGTTTGGGTTTCTTTGCTTTGACGAACTTTCCGAACGCATCGCGGCCCGTTTCGCCAGCGTCGAGGATCGTCGTGAACCCCGTCAGTGTCCCGCCCTCCTCTAACACCTGGGCGACCTTATTCGACCCCTTTGTTCCCGAGACGAGAATCGGGCCGATCACGACATTTTTTCGGTTCGACGTCACCTCGAACAGAATCGAATTCTTAAGAATCCCCACCCCGTGCGTTCGCGGCGGCTCGAACGGCCGCGAAACCTTGTTTTTTTTTCCGCCGGGTCGCATTGAACGCCGGGCCGTCGTCCGAACGAACGCACCGAACCGCCGCAGAAACTTGTAAGTTTTTCGATCGGTCGCCCTCTGAACTTTTTCAAAATCCGAAACGATCGACGATGTGATTCCAACTAGACCAGGGATCCCCATCAGTTAAACCCCCTGTAAGTAAACCGAACGACCGACAACGCGATTCGCTTCGTCAATAACGCCGGAACAAAAAACGCCGCGACTTCGGTTCCGATGTATTGCAGCGTGTTCTCGTCGCCTGGTAGCGTAATCACTTGGTGAGCCGGCTTTCGTATCCGGCGAATAACCGATTCGACCATTAACAACTGAGCGTCGATGTCGGTCGTTTCGTTGTCGAGCGTTCGCCCGAGCCCGACCTCTATAATATGATTTTCCGTGTCCGTCACCCGCGACGCCGGCGAACTCTCGAACCCACCGGGAACGACGACGCCTTTCGCGACTTCGGATAAATTCGCGAGGTCGTCGGCCTCGAATTCTGGAATAAATGTTCGGGCGAACGTGACCGCCTCGGGCATTGCGGGAACCGCGACAGCGTTTAATATCACAACCACGGCATCGGCCGCGTCGACGGTATCTTGTAATGCCATCCGATTTCCCCTGTTCCGCCAAACTACGCCCCGACCACTACCGCCCCGCCCTCGATTTTCCACCGCTTGCGTTTTTCGACTTCATCCGGAGAGCTTCCGGCCTTTGCCGGAAGATCATCAACATCAACGACAATACTCCCGCCCGCTTCCACGTCCGACATCGCGGACGAACAGACAGCCGCAACCGCTTCGTCTTCGATCACACCGTCGGCAACCAACGCCGCGACCATTTCTTGATTCGGAGAAACAACAGAAACCCCGCCGTCGGCTCGGGTATATGCGACTTTTTTTGGCATTATTTACTGATCCCCGTAATAAATTGCGGAATAGAAACTCGGGTCGTGAGTACCAAACGCCGCATCCAAGCAGTACACGCGATTTGCGGAAACCGTCCGAACGGGAGAATCGTGTTGTTCCATAACGAACGCGGCGACTCCCGCACCGCGAGCAGATAATGCCGACGCATAATTCGAGTTTGCGAACGCCGTCGTAAAATTAACCGTGAAATCGCCGACGCCGTTGTCTGTGATCGACGAAACCCCATGTGAATTGTCGAGTGTCACAACTCCCGCCGCCGTCGAAAACTGACACCAGGCCTTCGCAACGCCGGCTGACGAAATAACCGATAGGTTTCTAACTTCCATGATTTTACCCTTGCTCGATTGCCTTGTTCGGATTCGCCGCCTGATAGTAAGCGACCGAGATTTTCGCCCCGGCGATTTGCGAAATTACTTTGATCGCCGACAAATCGCCGTCGTAATTCAAAACGGAACCTACAGGGAGCGGACACCCGACCGACGCCGTCGGGTCGGTTCCGTCGTCACGGTATCGGATCGCTTGAGTCTCAACGTAAATCAAACAAAAATCGGCCGCCGCCGGAATCGACGGGAGAGCCGACGCCCCGTCGATCGTAGTATCTTCCGCAACGCCGACCGGATTATTCAGATTCTGTACTCGTGCCATCGATTAGGCTCCCGCCGTTGTTGTTGAGGTCGTGACTTTTTCAAACTCGACCGCGTGAATCCTGAGAACCTGTCCGGCTTTATCCCACCATTGCGACGACGACCCGCCGCGTTCGATCACCTTGTGTGTTCTCGTGTAATCGGCGACCACTTCGTCGATTTCGCATTCCCGATCCGGTTTCAGACCGACGCCGATAATCGCCTCGAAATCCGTTCTCAACACCAGATAATCGCGAGCCCGAACCCGAACCGTTTGGCCTTCCGCGTCCTCGACGTCGACGAGCGTATCGCCGGGAACCCCCTGGACCGTTCCAGATAGGAGCCCCCGGCGAATAACGATCGACACCCCGGAGAAATTCCGGAGCGACTTGAACGCGATCAGTGTTGCCCTCGATTCAACGGTCGACACTTAGGCCACAACGGCTTCTGTCGCGTTGATCGAATCTGTAACAGCAATCGGAACCCCGAACGACTCCGTCGGGAACGGAGCAGGAGCCCCGGTTCCGTTCGTTGACGTTCGGCTTTGTTGAAGTTGCTTCAGACTCACGCGAGACATCGCGAGAATTTGCGGCCCCTTGTTCGCCGGGAACGTCGCGAGCAGGTCGGAGATCTTGTCATCATTCAACGTCGCGACCGTGTCGACATTCGCCAGCCGGGCGACGGAACGAGCTCCGCCGATCGCCATTCCTGCCCACGCATGAATCGGCGTGCAATACGCCATGAACCGACCGGAGCCGCCATCCGTGTCGTCGATAAATTGCGTGACCGTGTCGCCGATCTTGATCTGACCGTTGTTCCCGAGCACCATTTGAACATCGCGAGCCGAATCGTTCGTCCGAATCGCGAGCACCGACGTTTGCAGATTGACGCCGGCCCCGCCGCCGTCGATCACCATTTCGTCAACCAACGCGTTCAATTGCGGATCGTCTTCCAGACCGACGAAACCAGTCGCGTCGCCGCCCGTTCCGGCTCCGTAAATCAACTGGATTTCCAGTTTCGAGAAACCGGCCCGCAAGTGCCGGGCCGCCTCGCGTTGCAGATAGGCGGCCGGCCCGTCCTTGAATTGATCCGCGATCGCGACATCGATCGCGAGAGAGCAGTCGAGGAATTTCAGCGTGTCGACGACGACCGTGTCGGTCGATGCCTTATTTTCGCGGCCCGCGTTCACGGCCCGGAACCCAACCGACGGAGCCCCAGTTTGCTTAACGTAGGTGTAAGTGTTGCCGTCGGTTTCCTCGCCGGCGATCATCGCCAACACGGGAGCCTCGTCGAGGATGTCGGAAATTCCCGGGTCGACGGAATTCGCGTCGTTGACCTTTGCGAGCTCGGCGAGTGTGAGAAATGTATCTGCCATTTTCAAGATTCCTTAATCAGTCGCTTCGGAATCTTTCCCGTCGTTGTGTCTTTCCGGTTCGCCGCCGGCGTGATGCGTTTTCTAGTTTGCTTCCGGTCCTGCCATCGGGACGGACGAAACAAACCGGATCGGAATGTTAGATCCGGCGAATTTGCGTTTCGCCGGCTTTCCGCCCCCGTCGGCGAACTCGTCGACGGCCGTTTCCTCGCCGCGACTCGTCGCCCTGGTCGAGAGTTGCAACCGGGCGGCGTCGAGCTCCGCGTCGAGACCTTGCTCGAACGTCAGCCCCTCGGCGAGATACTTCGCGGCGTTCGCGTCGCCGAACTTGTCGCGGAACCGTTGCAGGTCGGCGAGCGACAACTCCGCCGGCTTGGCGGGAGTTTCCTCGACGGCCGGCGTTTCCACGACGGCCGCGAGATCGGTCGGCGTTTCGACGGCCGGAGTTTCGACGGCCGCGAGTTCGGTCGGCGTGTCGAGTGTGTTTTCGTCTGCCACGATAGAGCCTCCTGATAATTTGAGAACGAGCCCTCGACCATCGAGGAAACGAGAGAGATAGCCCCGGAGCCGATCGGCGGAAACCCCGCCGGTCGCGTCCAGATTCGGAGCCTCGTCGGAGATCCCGAGAGCGTATTCGATAACCTTTTCGGCCTGGTCGAGAATTTCAATCGACGGCCCCGTGTGAAACAACCCGTCGGGATTCGCCGCCGGCTCGTCGACGAAATCGGCCCCGTGTAATTTCGCGAGTCGAACGTGAGGAAAGTTTTTCACGTTCGCCGCGTCGGGCGACTCGAAACGCGACTCGCCGTCGTCGCCGGCCTTTGTATGCTCCATGACGAAATCCGATTCCGCCCCTGGCAAATGGTCGAACACAATCGACATCCCGAACGCATCCGGCGATTCCCCCGCCAATTCCAGAACATAACCGCCGCGATCGCCGTCGGGAGTGTTCCGCGACGACTTCGCGAAATGAATATCCCCGATCGCTTGCGTTCCATCTTCCGAAACTTGCAGGTCGAAACCCCGCCCGAGATAAGAGCCGAACCCGTCCGACGATAAACCCGGATGAGTAAATCGAACTTTCACGCCCGAGTCGGAACCGTTGCCGAGCTCGACCGTTTGCCGAATCGCCTCCGCGTCGACATAGCGTTCGTGGCCCAACGCCTCGCCCGTTGCCATCAGCGACGCCCCGCGAATAATTCCAGCCCCCCACCGCCCGCCCGTCGGGTCGACGGCCGGGAGCTCGACGCCCTGGTCGTCGAACCTGGTCGAGAGCCCACGCCGAACGACGGAGCGTTCGCGGCCGGGCTTCACGCCGATTACATCGATAAGTGTCGGCATTTACTTGCTTTCGGTTTCGAGTTTGTTGTTTTCGATTTCCTCGACCTCGACGACCTGGATCGGCGTCGCCTTGGTATGCAACCGGAGACCGGCCCCGTCGATCATCTCTTGTTCTCTGACGAGATTCGGGAACACGTCGTCGGCCCAACTCCGCCCGAGCCTTTTTCGACAGATTGCCTCACGATCGATCATTCCGGAGTCGATCGCGTCGGCGTCGCCCCGGATGTCGCGCGGGTCGAACCAGGGGAGCCCGCTCGGAACCCACTCGAACGCGATGTCGTCCATCGACTTAATCGATCGCGGGAGTGAAATGTCGCCATCCTCGATCGCCAACCGGAACCGCCAAATCGTCAGCTTTCGCAGTAATTCCTTGCAGTCGATTACTTTTTCCTGGGCAGATTTCTCGTAGAGCGTCAACGCCGCTTTGTTGCCGAAAAAGTTTCCGACCGACTCGTCGAAAAACGAGTATGGAATGTCGAGCGACTTCAACGCGACCGCGATCATTTGAGCCGTGAACGACTGAAACTCGACGGCCGGCGTCTTGTTTTCAAGAAACTTCGCGTCGTCGCCCGGGTCGAGGTCGAAAATCAGAGGTCGATTCCCGAGCTTCACGTTAAAAAGATCATCTTTTCCGTCGTCGTCGGAATCCTCGCCGCTAACCTCGCCCATTCCGTTCTCGACGGCGTCGCGGAAAAACACGAGCCCGAACAACTGGGCGATTTTCGACCGGGCGAGAGCGTAATCGAAATTTTCGTAAACGTCTTGCATTCGGGCGAGCGACGAGAGCACAGGAGAAACGCCGCGTTCCTGGTCGAATCGATCATAGAACCCATGAGCAAAGATGTTAGACGCGGAAACCCATTTCGCGAACTCGACGCCGCCCTCCCGTTTCCGTGAGTGTAGAGCGTACCGACGAGCCCGGCCGACCCTGTTCGTTTCGATCCCGTTGTATGTTAGGAGCTCATTGAATTTCGGAACGTCGCGGGAGTGAGAATCCGGCGTCCTCACGCGATCGGCTTCGATCGCCTGAACCCGGCCGTCTTTTCGCTTGACGAAAAAAACGTCGCCATCGCAACACCTGGACGACTCCGCCAGCCGGATCGACTTCGCGAGCGAATGTCGGCCGTTCACGGAGAAATTCCTCGGCCGGCTCCACCACTCGACGAACTTCTTCACGTCCTGATTAAATGATTCGTTTTCCGTTCGGATTTGAAACGAGAATCGCGAGACAAAATCCAAATGTTTCCGAATCATAAACGCCGCGACCTCGAAATTTCGCTGAACATTTCGAGCCGTTTTCGTAATCTGTTCGCGCTTGCGATCGCGGATTTCGTCGTCGAGAGAGTTCGTTCGGCCCCTGGGAACCCGGCGTTTCTTCGGTTGATCGACGGCGTCGATCGGCCCGCCCACCCCGTTGTTGTCGACCGTGTTGTTCCAGTCAACGCCGAGCATCGAACGGCCGGCGGCCGCGACTCGTGACATCACACCCATCGATTAGAACCCCCCGAGATCGGCTTGGAAAACAGCCGGCCGCTTTTGAACAGCACCGGCGGCCGTGTTGTTGGCGACGAGAGCTCGACGTTCCTTCCGGAGCCCGGCGAGATTCCACGAAACCGCCGTGCCGTCGTTCGACATTTGCGAAACCCCCTCGCGAAGTTTCTCGTCGATTTCAGCGATCGCAACCGTATTGTCGGGCATCGCGGGAGCTCCGTTGTTTTCAGAGTCGGAACGTCGCGGCGACGACGAACCGACCCGGGAAAGAGAATTCGGCCGGGTTTCCCCGAACAACCAAATCCAAACGGAGATTGCCACCATTGTCGAAATTCGTCAACGGCGGCCGATGTCGATGTCATTACGAAACGGCCGAATCCCACTCATAGGATTTTGCCGTGATCGCCTGGCGACAATCCAGGCAACGTGTGTTGCGGAATAACACGACGTTATACCGCCGGCCCGTCAACGGGCAGTTTCCGCCCGTCTCGACGCGTCGAACGTTCCCCGTGAATCGTTCCCGATTCTGACTCCCGCACTTTGGACAACCAACCGGAACGAACGGCGACTCCTCCCGGGCGAGGTCGTTTCCGGACGACGCCGGCCGGGCCGTGAACCCTTCCGGGATCGTGTAGATGTCGCGGCCGGCCTTTCGCTCGTGATCGTTCAGGCAATCGCCACAACAAAAAACCAACCCCTCAACCGTGAAATATGGCGTCGACAACACCGGCCGTTTGCATCGACCACAATCGCCCGGCGAATCCGACGCCTCGTCGATTCGTTTCGGATACAACGGCCCGTGAATCT